TTCTGATATTGGTGGCGCCGATGCTGCTAGCTACGTTCCTTATACGGGAGCAACTAGCAACGTGAACCTAGGCATCTACGATGTAATAGCTGATGCGTTTATTAAAACGGGCGGTACATCCTCTCAGTTTTTGAAGGCTGATGGTTCTGTTGATGGAAACTCATACGTAACCGTTAGCACGACTCAAACTATATCGGGAGCAAAAACGTTTAGTAATACACTAACGTTAACTAGCGTTGCAAACGCTGCGGTTGACACAGACAAGTTCTTGGTGCTAAACGGAGGCAATACAGTTGCGTACAGAACAGGTGCTCAGCTTATATCTGACTCGTTAACTCTGACAACAACAGGAACTAGCGGAGCCGCTACGTTAGTTGGTGGTACGTTAAATATTCCAAACTACGCACCCGATCTTAGCGGATACGTTACTATTGGTACCACTCAAACAATAACCGGAGCTAAGACGTTCAGTAATACGTTAACGCTAACTAGTGTTGCAAATGCTACAACAGACACCGATAAGTTTTTGGTCAGCGATAGCGGTGTTGTGAAGTACAGAACAGGTGCGGAGTTGGCTTCTGATATCGGAGTCACAAAATATTACGGATCGTTTTACGATATCCTAGACCAAACAATCACTACTGTATCTACAGGTCAGCCTGTATTGGTTAGGAACACAGACGCAACAATGACTAGTGGGTTATCTGTTGTAAGCAACAGCAGGATCACGGCTGCATACTCAGGAAAGTATAACGTTATGTTTTCTTTTCAGTTACATAATAATGGTGGTGGCGGATCAGGAGATACTGTTGAGATATGGTTTGTAAAAAATGGAGTAGCTCTTGCTGATAGCAACACAAGGATTTCAGTTCCAACAAATAATCCGTATGTTGTAGCTGCTTGGAACTACTTTGTTCCGTTAAACGCAGGAGATTACGTAGAGGTTTATTGGGCTACAAACAATGCCAACATAGGTATAGATTACAATACGGGAACTATGGGTGGACCTGCTATCCCGTCAGCAATCATAACAATAAATCAAGTCAACTAAAATGGAGATTCGTAAGGTATCTATCGGGCCCGACTACAAGGGAGGTGCAATGCACTATATCGTTGGGCAGAAGGTCCTGAACGAAACAAGCGAGATTCATTTGATTAAGTTCGATACTAGTTCGGGCTCAATCAAGATTTATATCATTAATGAAAAAAACGAGGTAATGTTGTGGAAGGAGTTCACCCACACGGTACCCGTATCAATCGAATTTAATATAGCCTATTGATGAGATCGCCATTCTACTTCATTGCGAAGCCACTGAAGGGGAAGCGATACGACAACACGAAGGAGGTAGCGGGGATAGAGTTGATAGTAAGTACCTCCGAAGAAGACCATAAGTTCTCGAACAGACACGCTGAAGTCGTAGAGCTGCCCTTAAATTACAATGGACCCGTTGCCATTGGTGATACCCTATTGGTACACCACAACGTATTTAAATTCTACAACGACATAAAGGGTAGGCAAAAAAGCGGAAAGAGTTTTTTCAGAGACGACCTTTTCTTTATCGAGCCTGACCAATTTTTCATGCACAAGAGGGACGGCAAGTGGATGGCGTACGATAAGTACTGCTTTGTAAAGCCTATGCCCGTAACTGAATCCTATATCAAGAAGCCGTTTACAGAGGAGCCTTTGGTTGGGGTGATGGTGTATCCGAACGAATACCTGCTCAGCAAGGGTATTAATAGTGGTGACTCGGTATGCTTTTCACCTGACAGCGAGTACGAGTTTACAGTTGATGGGGAGAAGATGTACCGAATGTTTGACCATCAAATAACGATGAAGCTATGACATCCAAAGAAATCAAGCTTAAGATTATCGAGTCGGGTTACCGTGCAGTTGAGCATCTGATTAAGGTTGCAAACGAAGACATCATTAAGCCCGACCCCGACGACGAGTTGGCTGCTGATAGGCTTAAGAATGCGGCCGCTACAAAGAAGCTAGCTATATTTGATGCGTTCGATATCCTGAATCGTATTGAGTCTGAGAAGGAAAGTATTGAGATGGCTGAACGTGGAGTTCAGAAGGTAGATACAAAACAAGGCTTTGCGGAAAGAAGAAGTAAGCAATAGTATATACAGGGTTGTACACGACTACATACCGTCTTCCGTTCTTTCTAAAAAGAATGCGGCAAGGTCGTGGCAGTATGGATACAACGAGAAGTACGACGTAGTTGTGATATCTAAAACCGGTCAGGTTGGTGAGATTATTGACGTGTCGGGTCTTCTTATTGCGCTTCCCCTTGCGCCAAAGGAGTGTCTTCAAAGACACCAAAGTAAAGCTGAGCAGTATTGGGAGAGACGGGATCTGCCAAGTGAACTAGCCAAGATACAGTCAATCTTTCAGTGGAACGATATGCCTAGCGATTTTAAGAACCGTTGGGTTGATTATATCGAGAGTGAGTTTGATTATCGTGAGCAAGGTTGTTGGTTCATGAATAATGGAACGCCAACATACATTACGGGTTCACACTACATGTACCTTCAGTGGTCTAGTATAGACGTTGGTTACCCCGACTACCGTGAGGCAAACCGAATCTTCTTTATATTTTGGGAGGCGTGCAAGGCCGACACTAGATCATTTGGTATGATATACCTAAAGATTCGTCGTTCGGGATTCTCCTTTATGGCTTCGTCTGAGTGCGTTAATACGGCTACTCTAGCTAGGGACTCACGTATTGGCATGCTATCAAAGACAGGTTCGGATGCCAAGAAGATGTTTGTTGACAAGGTTGTTCCAATAAATAACAGGCTACCGTTCTTCTTCAAGCCGATCATGGACGGTATGGACAAACCAAAGACCGAGCTAGCCTACCGTGTGCCTGCCGCAAAGATTACTAAAAAGAATATGTTCAACTCATCAGACGATGAGATAGATGGACTAGACACGACAATCGATTGGAAGAACACAGAAGAGAACTCGTACGATGGAGAGAAGCTACTGTTCCTTGCTCACGACGAGAGCGCCAAGTGGGTTAAACCAAACAACATCCTAAACAATTGGCGAGTAACAAAGACCTGTCTTCGATTGGGTAGCAAGATTATTGGTAAGTGTATGATGGGGTCTACCTCAAACGCACTAAGCAAGGGTGGAGACAACTACAAAAAGCTTTACGAGGATTCAGACGTCCGGGTAAGGAACGCAAACGGTCAGACAAAGAGTGGGCTTTATGCACTTTTTATCCCCATGGAATGGAACATGGAGGGCTTCATAGACCTATATGGGATGCCCGTGTTCAGAAAACCTACCGAGAAGGTAATGGGTGTGGACGGGGCTTGGATTACAAACGGCGCAATAAACTATTGGGAGGCTGAGGTTGATTCCTTGAAGTCAGACTCGGATGCGCTGAATGAGTTCTACCGTCAGTTTCCTAGGACCGAGTCTCACGCATTTAGGGATGAGAGCAAGCAGTCCTTATTCAACCTGACCAAGATATATCAGCAGATTGACTACAACGATACCATGATTAAGGAACACTACCTGACCCGTGGTTCGTTTCATTGGAGGGATGGGATAAAGGACACCGAGGTGCTGTGGTCCCCCGACCCCAAGGGCAGGTTCCTAGTTAGTTGGGTCCCACAGAAGAACCTACAGAATAGGGTCATAACTAGGGGAGGTGGCAAGTTCCCGGGAAACGAGCACCTAGGGTCGTTTGGGTGTGACTCATACGATATATCTGCTGTTGTGGGTGGTAGGGGTTCTAACGGTGCCCTGCACGGTCTGACCAAGTTTCACATGGACGACGCCCCCGTAAACGAGTTCTTCTTGGAGTACGTGGCTAGGCCTCAGACCGCTGAGATATTCTTTGAGGAGGTGCTTATGGCCTGCATATTTTACGGGATGCCTATCCTGATAGAGAACAACAAGCCTAGGATTCTGTACCATTTCAAGAACAGGGGGTACCGGAATTTCTGCCTTAACCGACCCGACAGGCACGCTAGCAAGCTAACCAAAACAGAGAAGGAGTTGGGTGGTATACCAAACAGTTCGGAGGACGTAAAGCAGGCTCACGCTTCGGCTATCGAGTCTTACATTGAAAAGTACGTGGGATTGGATATGACAGGGGCTTACCGAGAATCGGACCGATGGGGACCATGCCATTCACTAGGACCTTGGAGGATTGGGCCAAGTTCGATATCAACGACCGTACCCGATTCGATGCCTGTATTAGCTCGGGTCTAGCCATCATGGCTAACCAAAAACATCTCTATGTACCCGAGAAAAAAGAGAATAAAATTAACGTTAACTTTGCTAGGTATAATAACCACGGCAGTACAAGTCAATTGATTAGATGAAAGATGTCACAATCAACATAACATCTACAGGATTCCCAACACAATTTGTGTCTGATTCTGATAAGGCTAGCGATCAGTTTGGCCTTCAAGTCGGACAAGCCATTCAGTATGAGTGGTTTCGCAAGGATGGGAATCAGTGTAGATACTATGGTCAGTGGCGGGATTTTCACCGTCTGCGCCTATATGCTCGTGGAGAGCAGTCTGTTCAAAAGTATAAGAATGAGTTAGCCGTAGACGGAGACTTATCTTATCTGAACTTGGATTGGACACCCGTTCCTATTCTTCCAAAGTTTGTTGATATTGTTGTTAATGGTATGTCTGACCGACTGTTCAAGGTTAAGGCATACGCTCAGGATGCAATGTCTCAAGCCAAGCGTAGCAAGTATCAGGACATGCTTGAGGGTCAGATGGCTGCCAAGGATGTACTTACATCTATTAAAGACATGACGGGTGTGAACCCATTCATGATGGACCCCGAGGAGCTACCTCAAACAGACGAGGAGCTTAGCTTGTATATGCAGCTTAACTATAAGCCTGCTATTGAGATTGCTGAGGAGGAGGCCATCAACACAATTTTTGACGAGAACCACTATCAAGATATTCGGAAGCGTTTGGATTACGACCTCACCGTGTTGGGTATTGCTTGTGCAAAGCACGAGTTTCTTCCCGGCGCAGGTGTTGAGATTTCCTACGT